CTGTATATTACTTGAATGATACGTTTGAAATACTAATTCTTGACAGATAGTCAGCCGCATTACCAAGAGATGATGCAGTGTTTGATAACTCTACATAACCATATCTTGTTAAGAAGCTTACTACTGGTTCAAAAGTAGTAGGATCTAGTACCACACCTGATGACATTAACGGAATGTACGGACAGTAGAACGCTGGAGCATCTGCTTCAGATGAACCTTTGTAACCTACTAATACGTCTGTACCTGTTCCTGCGTAACCATCAACATAAACTCTCATTGAGTTGTTTAAAGTTCCAACGAATTTAGTGTTAGTTGGTGCTTCAAATACACCTTCAGTTGATCTTGCGAACGCTGAAGTTGTTGCTGATTGTAGGATTGTTAATGCTTCAGATGAAACAACAGCATAGTTACCCGCACCACGTCTTGTTCTTTGTGCGATTAAGTTTGCTTGTTGGTTGATTAACACAGCTAAAGCCGCGTGTTCGTCACCAACGAATGTTGCTGTACCTGAAACTGCAGATTGGTCAAATGCCGCTGAAGCCGAACCAGCTAAAGATCTTAATGAAGTTAAAATCTCTTGGTCGATCTCTGCAGTAATCTCTTGAGCTAATGCCGCCATGATTTCTGCTTCGATGTCGATACCTTGCTGTGCTTGAGCGTCTTGAGCCGCTTCAAAAGTCCATCTAGCTGATAGTTTTCTTGATTTGGCTTCTACAACCTGTTTTAAGATCTGCACGTTTAATTTCTTACCTGCTGATCCTTCAAGTGTTGCTGTTGCGGCACCTTTTGCAGGTGAACTGTCGTTACCTGAGTAAGATGATGCAATTTTGAAAGGTGATAATGCTTCGTCACCAGCCGCGATGTTTGTAGCACCGCCAGTAGTTGTGTCAGCATATCTAACTCTCAATGTGTGGATTTGTCCAACTGGACCTGTCATAGGTTGTACACCAACTAATTCGTTGGCTATTACAGTTGGCATGACCCTTCTGATCACTGGCAAAATAACTCTGTTCAGAGTTGCTACGTTACCGGATGATGTTGCTCCAGCTGTTGCTTGCTCTGACAGGTATTTGCGTGTGTTCTCAAGGACCACATCCAATGATTTGGCTTTAGTACCTTCAACACCTTCCATGAGTGCTGATTTAGTTTCTTGCCATTTATGTTCTAGCAATTGGGATGTCATTTTTTATTTCTCCTTAATTAATACCTGCTAATTTGCGGATGCTTATTACATCTGCGTCTGTTTCTTTTGCCTGTGTCGTTGCCTGTGTTTTATCGCCTGTTTTTTCTGTTTTTGATTCAGAAATAATTGTTGACTTTCTTGTATCTTTCATAACGTGTGGAAGATACTTGTTGAAAGCTGTCTTAAGATTGTCTGTCTGAACTGTTTCTAACAGATTAGACATAACTTCTTTCTTGTCGCCCGAAAGAGGTTGCAACATCTCGTTAAGAATCTTATCTCTTTTGTGTCTTGATTCAATTTTGTTTTTCTCAATTGAAACAGACTCATAAAGTTTAGATTTCTCATCAATCGTTGCTTGAGCTTCGTCGAGTTGCTTCTGCATTTTACGTACTTCTGAAGTCTCGTTCAGGTAAGAAGTTAGATACTCAGAAGCATATGCTTCAAATATCTTTCTACCAAAATTGTTTTCTCTTGCAGTTTTGATATCATCCTTAAATTGAGTCATCTCTTTAGTGATGTTTTCGCTTACTACAGATTCAACAATTTTACTTGCTTTCTTGATGAATGCACTTCTAATTTCAGCAAATTTTTCTTTTGCTTCTTTTACAAGTTTAACTCTAGTTTCAACAACAGATCTCTTGTCTGCTTCGAACTCATTAAGTTCTTTAGCAAGACTTGATGTTACAAATGACTCAAGTGTTTTAACTTGTTCTGCCATTTGCTCTCTGTCTTTTTGTAACTCAGCCATCTCGTTAGCAAGTTGCTTAGTAATGAACTTTTGAAGCATTTCCATATGTGGTTTAACGCCTTTTTTGTACATTACTCTTTGGGCCGCTAGTTGTTTTCTATCTTCGACAAACTCAGCAATTTCTTTTTTAAGTGCTTCGTTCATCATACGGTCCATTGCTTCTACCATAACAGACTTGTCATGTTCGTAACGCTTTGCAAACTCTTCCCTAACCTCAGTCTTAGCTTCTTCTTTGACTTCTGATATCTTCGTATCCCATGCTTCTTGTATTTCAGCACGAGTATCTTCTGTTACCAGGTCCTTGTCAAGGAGTTGTTTGATAATGTCTAGCATGATTAGTCTCCTTTAGCCTATTTTAAGATCCTTTATTAATTGGATCACTCCTTCTTTTAAATGTCGTTGCACTTTTTTGTCTTCTCTTACTGCTTTTGCAACTTCCAAAACTTTATGACCGTGCTTCATGTTAAGAAGACTTTCATAAATTGGTGTTGGGTAAGCATTTGGAGCCGATGGTTGAGCCACAACATCTACGGTGATGATATCGAAATCCGATACATTACCAGTTGCCTCGTCTACATTGCCTGAGCCTCTGCTTGATACGCCTAGTTTTACGCCTGATTGTAGCATTGTTTCTACAAGTTTACCCATTGGTGTGGGTAAAATTTTTAATTTTCCGTATCCGTTATGACCGTCCATCCACATACTTGTTAACATATGTGAAACTCTATCTAAATTAATTTTTAGATCTTCTGGATGGTCCACTTCGCCAAGGACACTCGTGCCCCCGGCGATTTGGTCGGATACCTTCTGTACTGCTTTGTTGATTTCGAAAGTAGGATACACTCTCTGGTTTGCGTTCTTTACATTACCTTGAATACAAATACCTTTCATGTACAAATCCT